CTCCCCAGTAATGTACATCACATCCTCTATGGACGGCCCAAACCCATGCGCCTTCCACCATTCATCTATCACGTGATATATCTCCTTCTGCGCTCTGGTCATCTCTTTCTCCAAAATATATACCCCACCTACCCTTTTTCTACCCAATTGGAAGGGGGTGGGTTCATCCCTCCAACTGATAATTCACCTTGCACGAAACTTACAACCCCTCCCCCTTGAAAATTAAGTTGTTGATTTTGTTTAGGAATTTCGGTCACTGTTGCACGTGCAACAGTGAGATTTTCAGCTACAGGCGGTGATTCTTTGTGCTCGGGAATGCTTTCAAGCGGTGATTCTTTGTGTGGAATACTATGCAAGTGGCCGATGGTCGCATTTTGAAAAAAGGGGGGCTGGGGTACGGTGGGAGGGCTCAAATCGGGATTTTGCACGGGTGTGGCCCCTGGAATGCTGGCCGCCAGAGGTTCGAGCCCAGCTGGACCAATGGCCTGTGATGCGTCCATCGATGTGGAGGGCTTGAGAATCTCGAGGTCCTGCACGGGTTCGGCCTTTCCCGTGATGCGCTCCAGCAGCTCTTGTGCGGAATGCTTTCGCCTGGTGTCAATCGATGCGCTGGTTTGAATGGCCAGCTTGAGAGATTGCAGCAGCTTGTCTCGCATGCTAGATGCGTCCAGCGTGTGGACCACCTCCCTGCGCTCACTGAATAGAGCAACCTCTGTCATTTTGCCCACGAGCTCGAGCGCTTTTAACTGCTGGGCTGGGGCGATTCCATCATTTAACGCCATGCTTGTAAGCTTATGGATCGCCATGGTCCTGATTCGAGCGGGTAGAAGATATTCCTCTGCACTTTTGGCCGCTTCCAGGGCGGTTATGTACGTGGCCACGCTGGGCTTGTTTGCGATTTTCTGAGAATCCCGTCCAGCTGTGCGGTTGGAGCCTTTGTGATCATAGGCTCGCCTATATGCTTCGGTTTTGTTTCCCGTGGCCACCACTTGCTCGGCAAAGCGCTTTTGTTTGGGTGTGAGTTTAATATTTGCCTGGGCGCCTAGAATGATCCGCTCAATTGGGATCTGTTTTATCCCTTCGGCTATTTGCTGCTTAGTTAGTTTGGCCATATAAGTACATTTTGAGTATTGGATAGGGTTAGAGTTTATGCTTTTAATAGTGTTATTGCAACACTGGGCTGTTCCGCTTCGCTTTTTTAGCCCCTAATCGATTACCAGGCGCTCATTTATTCAAAATATTTTAAAAAAGCTCTTGAAATCTATTGACAATTGCCCCACAATGTCGGTAGGTCCACATGGACCAATTCGACTGCTAGCGAATTAATCAACTTAAAAGGGGAAAACATGTATTCAATTAAATCCGTACTAATGAAGCGTGACGGCTACACCGAAGCCGAGGCGCTCGAGCTAATCGAGGAAGCCCGAGAGCTCGTGGCCCAAGGGGAAAACCCAGAGCGTGTGCTACGTATTGAATTCGGCCTTGAGCCTGATTACGTATGGGAGCTCATATGACTAAGTTTTGGGGCTTTTATATCATCAAGGCGGCCGTGTGCTTGGCTGGGTTCGGTGTGTCAGTAATGCAGGGCGAGCCGAGCTCAACGCTTTTAACCGTGGCCGCTTTGTCCATCGTTTGCATTCCATTATTCTATTTTCTGGAGGATTAAAATGATTCATTTAACATTAACTGGGATATATGCAGGGGTTCGACTCTGCAATACAAGCCGAGAGGATGGCGAGCAAAACGCACACGCTATTTATGCACCAATCGAAAAACCCGAATTTAGGGCGCTTTGTTGCCCTGCGTGTTTAACTGTATGGGAAAAACCCGAAACGGAGGAATCATGATTCAATTGAGCAAAACATCTAAATTAGACGGGATCATGAGTTGGTCGCTACAAGCTCTGGAAACTTGCCCTGGTTCAAAAGAAAAGGGCCAGCTGGTTCCTGCGTGTGCTGGTTGCTACGCTACAACTAATTTTTATTTAATGGATTCCGTCATTCTTCCACGTGAGATAAATCGAACCGATTGGGAGCGCTCGGGCTGGGTGGCCGATATGGTCCAAGCCCTGGACAATTCCCGCTATTTTCGCTGGCTGGATTCGGGGGATCTCTATAACGTGAAGCTGGCCGAAAAAGTTTATAAAGTAATGAAGGCCACGCCTTGGGTTAACCATTGGCTGCCGACTCGCATGCATAAATTTTCTAAATTTAAAAAAGTATTTGACAAAATGCAAGCTTTGCCGAATGTGTCGGTTCGGTTTTCCAGCGACTCCGTCACGGGCCAATATGTAAAGGGCCTTCACGGTTCAGTCATTATCCCGACTCCAGCCGATCTGCCAAGGGGCGCTAAGTTATGCCAAGCTTATGCCAATGGCGGAAAATGTTCGGGTTGCCGTGCATGTTATGACAAAAAAGTGAAGTTAATCGCTTACCCTGCCCACGGTCATAAAATGGCCAAAGTTATAAAAATCGAGGTATCAAAATGAAATTAAAACCCCAGCTCATTAAATTAATCAATTCCGATCCTATCGCTTATATGATGGTCTTAGAGTCAATTGTGCGATACACCGATGAGGTGGCCGAGAGCACGCCAGCCGACTACCCCGAAAAGTGCTGGATTCATCCCGAGCTATGGATTAAAACGGCTCAGGATATACAACACACGCTCAAAATATAAACCTGAAGCCCCACGGGTTGGGGCTTTGGGGTGCTATTTTGCACTTGTTAAGGGGACTATATGCAATTTTCTTTTAATTCTAGGGCCATACCTCGAGCGCTGGCCCGTTCAATTCTAATCAATTCCTGCCAAAACCAAAGCGCCCAGCAGTTATCGGAGCTCTTTAAGCTGGCCACCCAAGGCGATGAGCTGGCGATTCGGTTCCTGGCAGCCTATAACATTGGGGTGCACCCGTGAAACCTCTAATTTTATTTACTTATTCCCTGGCTGCAATTTTTTTAATCACGATTTTAATTGCACTCGGATGGGAAATCGGAAATCTATTCACTGGGCTGGGGCGTTTTTTGCGCCAATTTTTCTGAAAGGGCGAAAATGAACAAAGATCAACTCATCAAAGCTTTAATCCAATATGAGCTTCAATTCCTGATCGATAACCCACAATGGCTGGAAGATACAGTAAGCTTTTTTGCCGCTGGAGGGTTTAACGATATGAGTTATGAGGTTTTGAGAAATTTATACAAGCAACACTTGGAGGTAGTATGAGCCCTCCACCGCTTTGGCAACAAATCATAGGCGGTATTGTCACCGCCCTTTGTATATATCTCATGCTACTATTGGCGTTTTATTAAAGCTTTTGGGTCTGAATCAAGACCCTTTTTAATGCCTGTGACGCTTTAAACTTCCCTACTCTCATATGATAATCATTGAAGTCCTCCCCGACTGTGCCAGAGATCCAATACGGCTTGCCTGTTTCTTTAGCCGAGAGTTCGCCAGTACCGTTGGAGTCGTTATCGGCAATAACGATCCCCTCCCCATAGTGCCTCGCTACCGCCTTGATGTTGCTTGCACTAAAGCACACATGGATTTGATAGCGGATATTACTGGCCTTCATAATCTCCCTGACGCTGAGTCCCGTGGCGTAACCCTCGCAGAATATCGGGACTCCTCCTGCATCCATGGTAAACGCTGCGCCCTTGGACGTTTGACCGTAGAGGAACTTCTTTTGCCCATCACCATCGATGAGTTGGCAACCGATGAGTCTCTTGTTGATACGCATTGGTATAACTAATATCGGCTGGCCGTCTTTTAGCCACACATTGCCCTCTTCGTCCTTAAACCCTTTTCGATCCAAATAGGGATGTGTTCCAAGCTTGGTCTGGTGCATGATCCAGCCAGCCTTGGAGGCCGCCTTCTCTGCGAGCTCCTCCCTCTCTCGGTTTGATCTCTCGATCTGTTGCCGTGCATCAATGCTGATTTCACTCTTTCCTTCAGGAAACCAAACCGCTGGCCTATCCATCGTAGCCCAGTTCTGCACCCAGCCGACATCCCCCAGGAATTTATACCGACCATTGTTGGACCTTGGCTTATCCTCTGTCGGTGTTGGAACCCAACGATTCACCATAATACGGTCCACAATCAGGCCATGAGCCTTTGCAAAATCTTCAAATCTCATGCACTTCTCCTCTTGGCCCATGCAATTTGCTTATGTTTAATCCAATTGATTGTGGCAACTGATGGCACTTTGGTCTGATCACTCAAACCTCGAGGCCACACACCGAACTTCTCTCGGTACTTGTGGCTGGCCCAATTCGGGTTGTAGTTCTTCACCTTTGCCATGTACAAAAGCTCAGAATAGAACGATTGCTTTTCATCTTTAAATGCTTTTGGGAGCTCACCCAGCTCTGTTAATCGACCTGGAACCTGTTCCACGGCCAATTTAACCTTCACATGACCGCATGCAGCGCATGTATCGCTGTTTTTTGGCCATAAAGCCCTGCACTTGGGACATTTAGACTCTTTTTTAACCTTTTCAGTCGGTTCTTTCTTTGCTTTTTCCGCCTTATCGTCTAAATCCTTAACCCCATCCTCATAAACTTCTTCCCATTCATCCCTGAATCTGAGGTAATTCCCCGAATGATCGAGCCACAATGCATACTCTTTTCCTGGATGTGTACGCATCACTCGGCCCATTTGCTGGATGTGCGAGGACAATGACTTGGAAAACGGCCTCGCTGACACGCCTATCATGACATCTGGGACGTCAAAGCCTCTGGTCAATATGTCCGTAGCGATCAAACCATGGATCTCTGTATCGGGCTTGGAAAAGTCTTCAATCACTTGCCTTTTGTACTCTGAATTGTCTTTATAGGATACAGAAACAAAGTTATATCCCTTATTGGCAAACTGAGCCACCAAGTCAGCTCCATGCGCCACGCCAGCGCAGAAAACAATCGTTTTCCTTGGCCGACCAAATACTTCATGCGTCTTTTGAATCCATTCCTCAACGATATCCCCTGTGATCTTCATTCCACGCTCTGTGACCTCTTCAGGGCTCCACTCTCCAGCAAGCTTTTTAGCGCCCGTCATATCGATTTCTTTGGAAATATATACCTTGAGTGGGGTAAGCCATTTGCCCTGCACCAGCGTGTTTGTGGTGGCTCCACAGACCACATTTGAGTAGAGTTCCCCCAATCCTTTCGTAAAAGGTGTAGCTGTTAGACCGATAACCTTCAGCTTGGGGTTGTTTTTAATCAAATTAGAGATCTGTTTACGGGTAATGTGGCATTCATCCACAATCAGTAAATCGATCTCAGGGAAGTGTTTACGCCTCTCAAGTGTCTGGGCCGAGCACACTTGGATGCGCTGGGTTTTATCGAACTTCCAATGCCCTGACTGATAGACGCCATGACTTATTCTGTACTTGGAGAGCCTGTCGCTGGTTTGGTCCACCAAAACGATACGGTCCAAAATCATGGCCGACTTCTTATAGTTCTCTGAAGTGGCCTTCATGAGGTAGATGGCCACCTCTGTCTTGCCAAATCCTGTGGGTGCATAAAGCAATTGCGCTCTGTGACCCTTTAAAAATCCATCTCTCAATGCATCAATGACAAATCTTTGATGCTCACGCAGTTCTAACATAGCTACCTTTCAAACGCCCGAGAATCCCCTCGGAGTGGGTTTATTTTTTCTTTTGCATGGCCTTTACTGTACGTAACAACTCTACATTGCGGTGCTGGAACATGTCCCGACTCTCCCTCAATGCTTTGTTGTCCACCTCGAGCACTTTAATTTGATCTCTGAGGTCGCTTACCGTCTCTTGGATGTCATCAATTTCAAATTCCGATGCATCCCACCTCTGAGCTGCAATAATGTCTCTAAGGGCCTTATTTTCCTCATCCAGCTGAGTGATTACATCGGACAACTCGGTGATCTTTTCCTTCAACTCTTTAATTTCCACCTGGTCATCGCTGGATAGATCAGGCTTTGTCGTAGGAGCTGGCTTGGTTGGCTTGCCAATGTTGGTGGTCTTCATCTTAGACTCTTGGCCGTGTTTGTTCACGTAAGTCTTGACCTCTGGTTCGACCACCTCGAGGGATTGCTTGATGCGTCCCACTGTGGAGCGGTTCACGCCAATGTGCTTGGCGATCTGGGCATTGCTCCAGCTGCTCCATTTCTTGTGGTTGAGCATGATCATCACTGCTTTGCGGTTGTCCGCATCGTTGTGATTTAAGCCATGCTTGTTGTCTCCCAAAGCAAAGAAAAGGGCATCGTCCACCGTGCCGTCTTTGACGATGGCATCGATGGCAGTGTTACCGATTTGTTTGTTGGCAAAGTAACGGTGAAACCCAGAAGATAGCCAGTAATCTGAGCCATCATGGAAGACGGTGATCGGTGGGAATACATCCCCATCTCTCATCATCTCTGCGTATTCGTCAACTTTGGTTTGGTTTAAGCTTTCACGGACTTGTGTACCGCCATCAATTCTGATGGTTAACATGTTTATCTTTTTCACTTTATCTCCTAGCAGGGTTTTGAAGTGTATCAAACTTTAGATGGTTTGCAACTCTATTTGAATAAATTTTTCTTTGGGTACGTCATAAAAGTATTCATCGCTCTCAATTCTGCGATTAGGTATTTCCACCAATGGACTCGCAAGTATTTCTGACACGCTGGTATACCAGCCCTTGGTGAGCGACCTATTGATGACAAAATAAGCCGTGGGCATGTCGTTGTCGAAAAGCTTTTTCTTTCGAGCCGGGATATGTATGGTTTGGAACGGACAGTCTTCCCAGTCTCTCATCTCGACTTCAGCGTAGCCAATTGGTACGGTGAACTCATTCTCAATGATCAAATCAACCTTGTATTTGTCGTAAGGCAAAGCCGTGTGCCCCCACTGCTCTTTGATGAATCGAGTAACTGCCTCTCTCGCTGGAGGATCGCATTGGTCATGTATATATTGGTCAAATGGTTTCGTTTTCATTACCTACACCCTTGGTGAACGATAGGCTCTCGAGGGCAAAACTCTGCCTAGGGGAGAGAAAACTCTCCACCCAGGTTCTTTACCACACCCTCGGAGCCACTCTGAGTACCCCATGTGGGTCAACGCCTACACAAGTGCGTCAACTCTGAATGCTTTCCACCGCTTGAGCAGCGTCTATCACGGCCATTCAGGTCAGCACATACCCACAGGACTTGAACCCATGGTTAGAACTGACAGCCCTACCATTTGCACTTGATAACTTCTTTGTGCATACAGGCTAAGTAAGAACGTAGTAATTGGGTGGACTGTGGTCTACACCTTGCGGTTTCCAACACTTCCCTCATGCCCAATAGCAACCCGATAGAATCTTAGCCAGACCAGCTAGGAGCAATACCATAAATGAACGAATCCATGCCGACTAAACGGCACAGAAAATTCAAATTTTTTTCGGGGAATTGTTTCAGGCCCCGATGGTTTTACTCCTAGCAGATAAATGAATACTATCAAACAATTTGGCGAAATGCAAGCGGTATAAAGAAAAAACCCCCCAGGGGGAACTGGAGGGCTTTTAATGATCATTGCGATCTGAGGGTTTCCGCCTGATAACTCTGCTAGAAGTTCCCATCGGGAGGGCGGAAGTCAGGGGGACTGACAGGCGGAACTTTATCATAATAGATCTAACTGTGTCAAACTATACAGTTTATGTGGTTATTCTCAAACAACCAGCCTATTGTTTTCCTGTGCGCCTCCTCCCAGAGCTGTACCCTTTCTTCCTTGGAAAGCTTACTTCCTTGGTCCAATTCCATGTGACACGGGTAGCACAAAGCTGCAATTCTGTAGTCATGAGCCTTTAATCCACGGCCTTTGCCGTCTCTGAGCTGGTTTGAGTGAGCTGCCACCACCGTCCCATCTTGGATGCCACAGTGCTGGCAAGGTGACTCTCGAATAAGGTTCAAGAGGTTCCTGTTGCGGTACATCATCGTTTCATGTCCCTGACAAACCTGGCAAAACTCTGGCTCGTATCCCCAAAGTTCTTCAGCTTGTCAAACTCCAGTGCCACTTCTTCAAGCACTTCATTACGTTTAAAGTTTTCATATGCAACATCAAACGCTTTACTTGCGATCCTCAGCTCTTCATGCAATGCCTCTTGTGTTTCCATGATTCTCTTTTGATCACGCTCAATGCGCTCGAACTCTGCATCTTCAGGTGTTTTCATCTTTGTCTCCTATAACTCTAATTCCAAACAATAAAAAGAATGCAAACCACGGGTGGTCATTCATTACAAAATAAATGATGACGGCAATCAAGACTAAATTGGTAATGGTTTGAAACCAATATGAGTTCATGTATTGCGTTCCTTCAGCTTGGCTTCAATGCGTCTTGCATAAACATCAATAGTCTGCGTTGGCAAACCTTGCAAGCACTCTTGTATTTCCTCATCAGTCAGTCCCACCCATTCACGCTGACCTTTGCTAGGAATGTAATAAGTTGGCTTTGTCATTGCGTTGACTGCCTTGTCTACGCTTGATTGCATTTGCTTTTGCATACCATCAATAAAGCCACGCTCATATGCAATAGCGTGTTCACGCCATGCATTAGGATCATATACAGTCATGTGTTCTTCTCCTTTAATTGATTTATCGCCCAATCAAGCCATTCTTTTGCATCCATTTCGTAATAACCAACAGGGCCAACAGATGCTAACTTCTCCCCAAGCCTGATTGCGGCTTTATGCCACTGCTCATTTTGGTATTTTTCCGCCCACGCATTTAACTCATCAATGGTGTACCAAGGGCGTGTGTTGCTCCATGCTTCACGGGCTTTGGTAAAGTTGTAATCTTCCATGCTCATGTGTTCTTTTCCTTTAATTTGGCTTCAATGGCTCTGGCAAAAGACTTGGCATCGACCCCATCCCAAGGAATTTCATCGTCATCTTTCAGCCCTACCCATGTGCGTTGTGGTTGGGTGTAAACAGGAATGGTGTATTCTTCTTTTGCGCCAGCTTCCATCTCCCTAAACAAAGAAGTCTTACAAGCACCGTGTTTGTTCATCCACGCAACAGGCTCATCTTTTGTTTCTAATTGTTCTTTATAGGTAGATTTAGATGCCATGTTTTGCGCATCTTTTGTCAGTCCTTCGTACTCAAGGATTGCTCTAGCAAACATTACAGGAAAGTCAGCCTTGCCAGTTGCTTCAACCAGCCCCTCTGCTTTGCCACTCATGTGCAAATAAATGTTGTGTATTTCTTCGTCAGTCATTCTTGTCCCCTTGCTCGGATTGAGTTTGCAGCAAATTCATATTCTTTAAATCCAGCAATGTTTAATACTGTTTGAGCACATTCCTCACGTTCTTTTTCTGCTACTAATTTTCCAAATGCCCACAAAGCCTCATATCCACTTTCACCATGAGCATATTGCCATCCCGCTTGTTTAGCCAACTCAATCATTTCTTCTTTAGTCATTTTGCATCCTCCCAAATCCAACCTAATAACTCAGTTGTGTTTTTAATTTGTTCATCAGTTGGCTTTTGAAACATTGCAAATTTTGTTGTATGTCCACCTCCATACAAACACCAATAACCAACTGGTTTAGGTGGTTTATAAATAGTAAATCCTGTTTTTTGTTCAGTCATTATTTCCCCTTGCTCGGATTTTGTCCGCAATGATTTCAGAGTAATTACGCTCTAACCCATCTGCGTATGAGTCAGCAATCTTTGCACACTCTTCACGTTCTTTTTCTGCTACCCAAAAAGCATACGCCTTAAAGTTTTCAAATCTGTGTGAATATTTATCTCCAACTTTATAAACAAGATCAGGGCCCAAGCCAGACCTTAATAAAAACTCATATATCTCTTCCATTTCTTCTCTAGTCATACTTTCCCCCTAGCCCGTATTTCGTCAGCAAGTGATTCGTCCAATGGCATAACCATCAAAGCACAAGCATCACGTTCTTTTTCTATTGCTTTATTTACTAACCGCAAAACTTCTTCATCGCAATCCATCAAACGCTTGAACGCAACAAGGTTAAGTTGCTCTTTATGAAACAATCTGTTGTATTCTTCTCTAGTCATTTTTGTCCCCTTGTTAACTTTTGCAACAAGTTCCTTTGGTTAATTTTTATATCAGCCCTAAGTTCAGCAGTTGATTTTTCTGCTACCAGTTTGGCAAAAGATAAAAGCTCTTCTGTAAAACAAACCCAATCATCTGATGTCATTGGTATTTTTTCAAAACCAGATTTTTCAGCCATCTCTATGATTTCTTCTTTAGTCATTGTTGCACCCATTCTTCTTTATCAATCCATGCGTCTAACATGGCATGGAGATTAGCTCTGTTTCTCTCCCCAACTGTTTGACCATTGCCTGTTTTTACTTTATCTGTAAACAATGATCCAAACCCAGTTTCAGTTGAAAATTGAATTTGATCGTCTGAGGTTTTAACAACAACAAAAGCAGTTTTTGCTATTGATCCAAAGCCATTCATTAAAACTATTTCTTTATTCATCGTTATTCCTTATAAAGACGGTGTAACCACATCTCCAACAGATCCAATGCAGCCGTGCCTCGGTCAGCTCCATCTCCCCCAATCCGCACCTGGGACATGAATTTTCTTCACTCATACTTTCTCCACAATAGGTCTAGCTTTCTTTTGCACAATCGTTTTATGGACCAAAGTCATGGCCAGTTCTACATCCTTTACGGTTGACGCCTCCAGCTGGGCATCATGGAGCTCCATGGCAAAATTAATTGCTTTGAGCTCTGGACCCTTCAGAATGAATTTATAAGTCCCTGCGCCCCGTTTAGCGCATTCGTAGAGGGCATCTTGTGCTGCTTTGATCTCTTTGTTGTATTCACTGCCAATGTCCAAGCTGGCCAAAGCTTCGGTAATGTTGAGCACAGTGATCATGACATCGATGTCTTCCCTTGTAGCCTGACCCAAACGCAAGGCATCAAGTGCAAAGTGGTTCTTGAGCTGCAAGGAAATGAGCGTATCTTTCATGCTAGCCAGGGGTTGGAACCCTGACTTCACATAATTCATGGTGTCCAATATGACCCCTTTGGGGCGATATTTAGAACGCT